TGAAATGGCAAAAACCGAATACTTCCGACCCCACTATACCCCCATCCCCCCTGTATGGCAGCGACATGACTACATTACATGAACACTATTCCCCACCCGCTCCCAGAACTTTTGTAATACTTAATAACACAACAACACCACCCCCATAAATTTTTAAAAAATTTGGAATAACCTCTTGTCAAACGATTGACACAGCACAAATAAAAAAACCCCCGGCATTTCTGACGGGGGCTGAACGGCGATTTCTCGACCGAGGAGAAGCAACGGAGCAACTGCTTGCCCATTACTCGGAAAGTAGTGTACATTACGCGCATCGCAGGTACAAGGGACTTATGCGCCAATGCTAGATCATCTCATCGACTTTGAACCGGAAGTGGGCGACCACTCTGGGAAACCGTCGCCAATTGAAAAACACCACCCCGCCGATGTAATCGACGCAAAAGTAAAAACCGCAGACTGGCTCAAAGGCCTTGGTGCGGCAGACACAGATACTGTGGTCAGCCAAGCTGAAGTCAAAGCCGCCCGCGCTTCGTTCACCAACCTCGTGTCTTCCGCGCCAGCAGAAATCACGCACGAACATCTGACCCAAATTAAAACGCCAGCCGCTGTCCAGCATCTGGTGGGAATGCTCACGGCCTATGACTGGGAATTTGTACAGCAGGCCAAGGAACTCCGCGGCTACACCGTGGCCAAACTGCTCGAAGAGTGCGAGAACCCCAACGCCAATGTTCGTTTGAAAGCGCTTGGCCTGCTGGGTAAAGTCACCGAAGTAGGACTGTTCACCGACAAGATCGAGGTCAAGAAGCTGGACTTGACAGAAGACGAGATTGACCGCAAGCTCAAAGAGAAGCTGGCCAAGTTCATGAACGTGTCCGACGCCGAGTACACAGACATCGAAGAAATCGACAAGCCAGAAGCGCCAGCCGAAGAAACCCCGGAACCCAAAGATGAGTGAGCGCCTACTCACACCGCAAGAGGCTACAGCGCTATATGCCAAGCTGCCGATGATGAGTCCCAGAGAGAAGCTGGAGACGTTGGACATGTTGGACAAATCCGAGTCGTTCAAGTCCGTCAGGTTAGCGCGCACTAACATGATCGAGTTTGCCAAGTACGTCTACCCCGGATTCAAGGTCGGGCCACACCACAGGAAGTTGGCCAAGATATTCCAAGACGTGATCGACGGCAAGAAGAAGCGCGTGATTATCAACATTGCGCCCCGTATGGGTAAGTCCGAGTTCTCGTCCTTTCTGTTCCCCGGTTACTTCCTAGGTAATTACCCTGAGAAGAAGATCATCATGGGAACGCACACGGCGGGCTTGTCCGAAGACTTTGGACGGCGGGTTCGTAACTTACTTGAGGATGAACAGTACCATGAGCTCTTTCCTAAGACAGGCGTGGCAGATGACCAGAAGGCTGCTGGAAAATGGAGTACTAGTGCTGGGGGCCAGTATTATGCTGCTGGCGTGGGTGGCGCTCTGGCTGGGCGTGGTGCTGACCTATTTGTTATCGACGACCCTCACTCGGAACAAGACGTAAAAGCCAACAGTCGTCTAGCGTTTGACACGGCGTGGAGCTGGTTCCAAACAGGCCCGTTGCAGCGTTTGATGCCGGGTGGTGCGATCATTGTCATCATGACCCGTTGGGGGCCGTTGGACTTGACTGGGCGGCTGATCCAGTATCAGGTGAGCAACCCAGACTCCCCACGCTGGGAGATCGTAGAACTGCCCGCCATCCTGCACGAGAACACGGACAATGAGAAGTCGCTCTGGCCGGAGCAGTGGCCGCTGGAGGCACTCAAAAGCGCGAAGTCCTCGATGGATCCCCGGTATTGGAACGCGCAGTACATGCAGCAGCCGACAAGCGACACGGCGGCGGTCATCAGCAGAAAGCAATGGCGCATCTGGCAATCAGATGATCCCCCTCAGTGCGAGTACATCATCCAGTCATGGGATACGGCCCATGAGACCAAGAGCACATCCGACTACAGCGCCTGCACGACGTGGGGCGTCTGGTACAACGAGGAAGAAAACGACAAACCCCAGCTCATCTTGCTGGACGCTTTCAAGGACAGGATGCCCTTTCCTGAACTCAAAGTGATTGCGTTCAAGCACTGGAAAGAATGGCAGCCCGATGCGTTCATCGTGGAGAAGAAGGCCGCTGGTGGGCCGCTGATCCAAGAGCTACGCAACATGGGCATCCCCGTACAAGAATTTACACCCAGTCGTGGAAACGATAAGATGGTGCGTGTCAATGCTGTAGCCGACATGTTTGCGTCAGGCTTGGTATGGGCTCCCGACACTCGCTGGGCGCGTGAGGTAATTGAAGAGGTCGCGGCTTTCCCAGTGGGCGAGCACGATGACTTTGTGGACACGACAACGCAGGCACTCCTGCGATTCAGACAAGGCGGATTCATCCAGCTCGACACCGATGAGAAGGATGAGCCACTGTATTTCAAGCGCCGAGCGGCGTACTATTAAAGGCACAAAATGGCAACAAACATCGACAAGGCCCTGTACCAGAACCCCGTGGGGATTGAGGACGCAGCTCTCAACGAGGAGGCTATTGAGATTGAGATCATCGACCCCGAGCAGGTGAACATCCACGCAGGTGACCTTGACATCAGCATCATCCCCACTGAGCCTGAGTTCGACATGAACTTGGCCGAGGACATGGACGAGGGTGAACTTCAGACGCTGGCTGGTGACTTGGACGGTGACATTGAGAACGACAAGAACTCCCGCAAGGACTGGGAGAAAGCCTACGTCGAGGGTATCAAGCTGTTGGGCCTCCAGTACGAGGAGCGCACAGAGCCTTGGAACGGAGCCTGTGGCGTGTTCCACCCTATGATTACCGAGGCCGTGGTGCGCTTCCAGTCTGAGGCGATCATGGAGGCGTTCCCAGCCCAAGGGCCGGTGCGTACAAAAATCTTGGGCAAGCAGACCCCTGAGAAGCAGTCAGCGTCCGTGCGGGTTGAGAATGACTTGAACTACGAGCTGACAGAAGTCATGCGCGAGTTCCGCCCAGAGCATGAGCGCATGCTGTGGAGCTTGCCCGCCACCGGTTCAGCGTTCAAAAAGGTGTACTTCGACCCAAGCTTGGATCGCCAAGTGTCGATGTTCATCCCAGCAGAAGACATCATCCTGCCCTACGGCGCGACAGACTTGGACACCTGCTACCGCGTGACACACGTCATGCGCAAGACCAAGAACGAGATTGTCAAGCTCCAGCAAGCTGGCTTCTACCGCGACATTGAGCTGCCAGATACTGACAAGAGCCAGACAAACATCCAGAAAGCCAAGGACAAAGAGACCGGCTTCAGCGATATGAACGACGACCGGTACACACTGTATGAGTGCCACGCCGACTTAAACCTGCCCGGATATGAAGACAAAGACGATGACGACGAAGAGACCGGCATTGCGTTGCCATACGTAGTTACCCTGATTAAAGGCACAAACGAGATTCTGGCCATTCGCCGCAACTGGAAAGAAGACGACGTCCTGCGCCTCAAGCGTCAGCACTTTGTGCACTACCAGTACATCCCCGGCTTCGGAGCCTATGGCTTCGGTCTGTTCCACCTGATCGGTGGATACGCCAAGTCGGCCACCAGCATCATCCGCCAGTTGGTTGATGCAGGAACATTGTCAAACCTGCCCGGTGGCCTGAAGTCCCGTGGCCTGCGCATCAAGGGAGACGACACACCCATCGCCCCCGGCGAGTGGAGAGATGCAGACGTAGGCTCTGGCAACATCCGCGACAGTATTTTGCCTTTGCCATATAAAGAACCGTCAATGGTTCTGTCGGGCCTATTGGACAAGATTGTGGACGAAGGCCGTCGCTTCGCAGCAACAGCCGATATGAAGGTCAGCGACATGTCTGCGCAGGCTCCGGTGGGCACAACACTGGCTCTGCTCGAGCGCCAGCTCAAGATCATGTCTGCCGTACAGGCTCGCATGCACTACAGCTTCAAACAAGAGCTGAACCTGCTGGCCGACATCATCAAGGACTACACAGACCCTGACTACGACTACGACCCAGACAGCGATGCCCCACGCAAAGCCAAGCGGGAAGACTACGCACACATTGACATCATCCCCGTGAGCGACCCCAACGCGGCCACCATGAGCCAGCGCGTTGTCCAGTACCAAGCTGTGATCCAGATGGCACAGATGGCCCCTGAGATTTACGACCTACCCAAACTACACCGTGGGATGCTCGAGGTGCTGGGTATCAAGGATGCCGACAAGCTCGTGCCCCTGCCTGACGACATGAAGCCACGCGACCCAGTGGCCGAAAACATGGCTGTACTCAAGGGTGAGCCTGTCAAGGCGTTCTTCTACCAAGACCATGAGTCCCACATCAAGGTGCACATGTCTGCGATGCAAGACCCCATCGTCATGCAGTTGATTGGCCAAAACCCCAAGGCTCCACAGTTGCAAGCGGCCATGATGGCCCACGTTGCTGAGCACGTTGGCTACGCCTACAAGATGAAGATCGAGCAGCAGTTGGGCATGCCCTTGCCTCCCGAAGACGAGAAGTTGCCGCCCGAGATTGAGATGCAGTTGTCAGCCATGATGGCCCAAGCAGCACAGCAGGTTCTTCAACAGAGCCAAGCTCAAGCCGCACAGCAACAGGCTCAGCAACAACAGCAAGACCCGATGGTTCAGATGCAGCAGCAAGAGTTGCAGCTCAAGCAACAAGAGTTGCAGCTTAGAAGCCAAGAAGTTCAAGGCAAGTTACAGCTTGAGCAACAACGCTTGCAGATGGACAGCATGGCCAAAATGGAGCAATCAAAGCAAGCTGAGAAAAAACTTCAGATCGACGCACTGGAAAAAACAGGCAAACTGAAGATGGAGAAACAACGCCAGAATCATTCTGCGTTGGTCGAAGCGGGACGACTGAGTAATCAGCGCACCCAGATGTTTAACAAAAATCAACAGAAGGAGAAGCCTAAACAATGATCGCTGAATTCGCACGCGTATTGCGCGAACAAATACGCACCGACATGAACAACTACGCCGATGACTTGGCTGGCGGGATGTGTCGCAATTACGACGAGTACCAAAAACTTTGTGGAGTCATTCAGGGTCTGGCCACCGCAGAGCGTTATCTAATCGACCTTGCTGAGAAAGTGGAAAAAGCAAATGAGTGAACTCGTTCTAGAACCGGGGCAGTTTGCCCTGCCTGAAGCCATCCAACCCATCGACGCTCCCGAGCAAGATGCAGATGATGCAACCAAAGCCACGATGCTGCCAGCCCCTACGGGTTGGAAGTTGTTGTGTGCTGTACCAGAGGTCGATGAAAAGATCGCTGGCACAAGTCTCGATTTAGTTCGAGATGCCACAACCATGCGACAAGAAGAAAGCGCCACAACCGTTTTGTTCGTGTTGAAGGTTGGCCCAGACGCGTACAAAGACCAGACCAAGTTCCCCGGTGGCCCGTGGTGCAAGGAAGGTGACTTCGTACTCGTGCGTACATATTCCGGTACGCGCTTCAAGATTTTCGGAAAAGAGTTTCGACTGATTAACGACGATCAGATTGACGCTGTTGTGCAAGACCCTCGCGGACTCACCCGCGCATAAGGAGTAGGAATGTCAGAACCATACAAGTTCCCCGACGAAACCGAAGTTGATGTCAATGGCAAAAATGTCAATGTGACAGAACAAGAGGATGACGTTGAGATTGAAGTCATAGACGATACGCCCGTTCAAGACCGTGGTCGCAGACCATTGGACAGGGAAGTTGAAGACCCAACCGACGACGAGATCGAAACCTACACCAGAGGTGCGCAGGATCGAATCAAGGAATTGACCCATGCCCGTCACGACGAGCGCCGGGCCAAAGAATCCTTGGCTCGTGAGAAGCAAGAGCTAGAGCGCCTTGCACAGCAGATATTTGAGGAGAACAAACGCCTCAAGCAATACGTCTCGACAGGGACAGAGCAGTACACCCAGATGGCCAAGACCGCCGCAGATGCGGAACTGGAGAAAGCCCGCCGGGATTACAAGGCTGCACAGGAAGCGTTTGACACGGACGCTATTCTGGCCGCGCAAGAAGCGTTGCTGGAAGCCAAGATGAAAGTGGAGCAAACAAAAAATTTCCGACCACCCCCTTTACAAACGCAAGAAGTTGATGTACAACCCCGTTACCAAGAACCCCAACAGGTTCGAGCCGACGAAAAAACCTTGCGCTGGCAAGCCAAAAACCAGTGGTTCGGATCAAATGGGTTTGAAGAAATAACCAGCTTTGCACTAGGGCTGCATCAAAAACTAGTCAACTCAGGTGTTGATCCAAGCACCGATGAGTACTTCGAGCAAATTGATGCTCGCGTGAAGTCAACGTTCCCCGAAATGTTCGGTGGTTCGGAAGACAGGCCAAGGAACGGCAATGCTCCAAGAAAGCCTGCGGCAGTGGCAGCGCCAGCGACACGTTCGTCTGGAGCTAAAAAGATCCAATTAACTCAGACTCAGATAGCTCTGGCTAAGAAATTTGGATTAACCCCGCAGCAGTATGCTGCTCAAGTAGCAAAATTGGAGAATTGAAATGGCTGAAAACCGTACCCCTCGTGACAACGTCTCACGCGATAAGCAAGCTCGTGCTGTATACGTACCGCCGACTGCACTGCCCGATCCGACACCTGAACCCGGATATGTCTACCGTTGGGTAGCCACACATGTCTTGGGTCAGCACGAACCAACCAACGTGTCACGTAAGTTTCGCGATGGCTGGGAGCCGGTGAAAGCAGCAGACCATCCTGAGTTGATGATTACTGGTAGTGAAAAGACAGGAAACGTCGAAATTGGTGGACTCATGCTTTGCAAGATGTCTGCCGAAAAAGCGCGTTCTCGGGACGACTACTACGACCAGCAAGCTCAGAACCAGATGGAATCAGTGGATAACCACTTCATGCGAAACAATGATTCGCGTATGCCTTTGTTTGCTGACCGCAAGTCAACAACCAGTCGCGGCGCGGGTTTTGGTTCAGGTTCAAAGTAAACAAGGAGTCTCTAAATGGCATCTACAGCTTCCCCCTACGGGCTAGTTCCCGTAAATCGTAACGACGGCATGCCCTATGCTGGCGCTACGAGTCAGTTCTTGATTGACCCCGCTGGTGAAGGCACAAACCTGTTTTACGGGCAAGTCGTCATCATTGGCGCTGATGGTTACATCGCTTTGTCTACCGCTACTGGCGCAGACTTAACTACCAACAACCTCGGTGGCAACAACTTGGGTGCTTGGGGTGTGTTCGTTGGTTGCTCCTACGTTAACGCGCAGGGCCAAGTAATCTACGGTCAATACTACCCATCTGGCACAACTGGTGTGGTGACTGCATACGTTATCACCGACCCCAATGTGACTTTCCAAGCACAATTGGACGGCGTTGCTGATCAGTCAGACCTCGGTGCAAACACTTTCTTTGCTGCTGTGCAGTCCACTTCTACAGGTAATACCCGTACAGGTAACTCAACCAGCGCATTGGAGTCAACCACTCAAACCGCCGCTGCCGCGTTCAAGATCATTGGTTTTGCTTCCCCAATTACCGATGCCTTCCCAGACGTGTTGGTTAAGTTCAACCCCGGCGCACACGCCTACACCAACGCCGTTGGCATCTAAGGAGCACATAAATGGCTATTTCACGCGCACAACTACTCAAAGAACTGCTCCCCGGCTTGAACGCTTTGTTCGGCATGGAATATGCACGTTACGGCGAACAGCACAAAGAGATCTACGAAACAGAGAAATCTGAGCGTAGCTTTGAAGAAGAAACCAAGTTGGCTGGCTTCGGTGCAGCACCTGTCAAGAACGAAGGCTCTGCCATCGCTTACGACAATGCGCAAGAAGCATTCACCGCCCGCTACAACCACGAAACCATTGCTTTGGGTTTTTCAATCACTGAAGAAGCGGTTGAAGATAACTTGTACGACAGCTTGTCTGCTCGCTACACCAAAGCCTTGGCCCGTGCGATGGCCTTCACCAAACAAGTTAAGTCCGCTTCCGTCATCAACAACGGTTTCAACGGCTCTTACTTGGGCGGCGACGGTGTCACCTTGTTTGGTAACAATGCTTCCAGCGTTCGCGTTGGTCACCCATTGGTCAACGGTGGCGTGAACTTCAACAGCCCCTCCGTTGGTGTGGACTTGAACGAAACCTCTTTGGAAAATGCCGTGATTCAAATCGCTGCATGGACTGATGAGCGTGGTCTGTTGATCGCCGCCAAGCCTCGCAAGATGGTTATTCCTCCTTCACTGATGTTCGTTGCCAAGCGTTTGCTTGACACTGAACTGCGCGTCTCTACTGCTGACAACGACATCAACGCGTTGAAGCAAATGGGCGTAGTGCCAGAAGGCTATACCGTCAACAACTTCTTGACCGATACAAACGGCTGGTATTTGATTACCGACGTTCCAAACGGCATGAAGCATTTCGAGCGTATGCCTTTGGCTAATTCGATGGATGGTGATTTTGACACTGGAAACGTAAGGTACAAGGCGAGAGAAAGATATTCTTTCGGCTGGAGTGACCCGCTCGGAATGTGGGGTTCTGCTGGTGCGTAACCAGTAAAATCCAGCATTCATGCGGTTCAAGGGCTCCTTCGGGAGCCCTTTTTGTTTTTTCTGTTGCAACACGCTGTAAAAGCTACTATACTTGCCTGTATCAAAATCACCTTGGAGTATTTCATGGACTACACAGGCAAAGCCATCATTTACAAAATCATCAACATTCAAAATGCCAAGTTTTATATTGGTAGTTCTGTTGTGTTGGCCGCACGTTGGCGTAAACACACTCGTGATCTCAGAGCAAACAAACACCACTGCCCGCACTTGCAAGCAGCGTGGAATAAATACGGGGAAGATAGTTTTGTCTTTCGTGTTGTCGAGGTCGTGGAACTGCCTAGCGACTTGCAGGCTGTCGAACAAAAGTGGCTCAATGAGCACCACGGTAAAGGGCAGTGCTACAACTTTGCTAAGTATGTTGACAACTCAAACAGAGGTACTGTGCGAGCGGACGCTCATAAAGAAGCCTTGTCTAAAGCACTCAAGAACTTCTATGAAAAAAATACGCACCCTGCCAAGGGACGTAAACACACAGAAGCGTCTTTGCAAAAGATGCGACAAAACCGTGCAGGTAAGCCTGTGTCCGAAGCAACACGCGATCTTTTACGCCAAGCAAATCTGGGGCGAGTGGCAAGCGCCAAAACAAAGGCAAAACTGAGTGCGCAGCGTAAAGGCAAAGAACGCAGTGCTGCGCACGCCGCCGCGTACAACAAGGCAGTAATCGAAGTTTCTTCAGGGGGGGTGTACGCAAGTTTGAAGGAGGTGAAAGAATTTTTTGGCATGTCGCCCGGAATGCTTGCAAAGGCCCTTGCGGCGGACAAACCTTTAACCAAAGGTAAGAACAAAGGAAAGCATTTCAAATATCTTGACACGCCTTAAATTTGGTGTATATTGCAAGCACCCCCGGGCTCATCCGGTGTATCTGACAGTCCCGGCTGACGACATGCAGACAGATACGCCCCACTTGCATGTAAGGAAAAAATCATGGCAAATACCACGTTCTCCGGCCCAGTCATATCACAAAATGGCTTCATCTCCGGAACAGCTTCCAGCCCTGTCGTTGAGACTACTGCGGGCAATATCTCCGAGTCATACGCCACCACTTCAGCTACTACAGGCGACACACGCTTGTCGTACAACCGATTGGAATTTACTTCCACCGGTTCTGGCGAAACCATTCGCGCATTGACACGAGTCACAGGCGCTGGTGCAGCTACTGGCGGTACTGTCAACGGTGCACACGTTAGCTTGAGCA